ACTGTCGCCACAGGAAATCATGTTAGCGGCGAATGCCGGGGTAGTGCGTCGAGTGCGCGCTATCTCGGCAAATGCTCAACGGACGCATGGTCAGCCTGATAGCAACAGATGGGAACAGGACATCGAAGGTTGTTGTGCCGAAATGGCGGTGTGCAAAGCGTTAGGAATCTATTGGACCGGTGCTGAACGCATCCGGGCAAATGACGCTGGATCGTTTGACGTAAGATATACGCCGCATCCGAATGGGTGTCTGATACTGCACGATGACGACCCGGATAGACGGTTCGTTTTGGTGGTCGGTAAGTATGGCGTGTATCGTCTGGCCGGTTGGCTGGACGCTAGCGACGGCAAGTCACAACGATATTGGGGTGACAAAGGACATAACCGACCGGCTTACTGGATACCACAGGACGATTTAAAACCGATGGAGTCTTTATGAAACAGAAATTTGTCGAGTTTTGGAAGTTCTTAAAGTCGCTAGTGGCTGGCGAACCGCCCGTGCCACCTCCGCCGTCTAAACCCGCTCGCCGTTCACCCGTGCGTAAAATCGGGAAGAAATAAAACAGCGACCGCCGCACTTACAAACGCCGTCCAGCACGGCGTTGATTTCTGGATGGGTACAGCGAAACGCGGCGTTTCGATACTTAAAGAAATGGCAGTTCTGGCACGTATCGTGTTCGCAATATGCCAGTTCGTCTAATTCGTCTTGGGTAAGGACACCCATTCCGTTTTTACTCCGCTTTTGCTGCGCTGTACGAATATCGGCATTCGAAACGTGATGCCGTGGTCGGGATGCGTAATCCACATGGCTTGTTGCGCCGCTTCCACGTCGAAGTTATTGGAGTCGGCGTATTCGTCGTAGCCTTTTAGCGATCCATTCACCACAAATCGCGTTAAATGAATGTATTGGTGCCAGTGTCCTAGCAACATTACATCGAACGACCGGTCAGTTTGTCCGTTACGCGCGCGCTTTTTCTTATCGCCACGGCTGATCGGGCCTAGCGCGCCGATCATTCCATCGCCACCCCTAAATTGATCGCCGTGGGTGAGCAAATATCGCGTGTTGTAAACCATGTAATACGCATCCGGTCCCTCTGGAATCAGGAACGTCACGCGCTTGTCGTTCTCAAAATAGCGTTGCAACAACTGGTATAGCAACCAGTCGAAGTTAGTGTGATTGCGCCGCTTGGCGCGCGGCTTACGTGACGTGCGGCCATGGTTGCCAGTAACACACGGCACGAACACTTGTCCGAATTCGTCTGCCAACGTGCGAATACACCATGCCAAAACGCCGACCAACTCGAGTAACGCTGGCATCGTCGGAACCTCGTTAGTCTCCGACAGTTCCTCGTGAATGTCGCCAGACAACATATCGCCGCCAAGAATGAAGACGACGCCGGGATACTTTCCCTTTAGATGGTTTCGCAACAGGTCGATGGCGACGGTAACAAACGTGCGCGCGCGTTCCTTTGCAATGGCGATACTGTATTCGTTTACGCCGCCAATCTCGGCGGGTCGCACGACTTCGCCGAAGTGCCAGTCGGACGCAAACAGCGTAGGAACGCCCATGAAGTCGTTTGCGGCTTTTCGCGGTTGAGTTAACCACGCTGGCGGCTTCGGATCGTGCGCGGCTACCTTGAGAATTTCGGCACGTACCGCTTCATCGGTCAGTTGCCGTTTCTGGAAGTCCTTTACCTGTTGTCGAAGTGCGACTAATTCCGCTTCGGTGTTGGATTGCCGGTTCGGCGCATCCTCAAACTTACCGACGTGCAGAATAATGGTTCGACGGTCGACGCCCAGTTCACGCGCTGCCGCTTGTGCGTTGCGGTGATTGCGTAAATAGCACTGGTATACGTCTTCCGAATCTAGGTTTTTACGTTGTGTGTTGCTCATAATTTGTTGGCGCAAACGTAGTAAGTGCTTGCGCTAGTAGATGCGCTATGGAGTCGATGAACACTTCGTCGCCCGACAGTTCGTTATATCCAGCAATGTCACACAAACAGTGCATCATTTCATGGACGAAGACTTGTTGTCTGTTCGATCCCTTCAGCGTTCCTAGAATTTCAATACGGTATTGATCCGGTAGCCAAATGCCGACGCAATCTTTACCGTGCTTCCACTTTGATTTTGGCACGGTAACTACGGCGATTGTGTGCGCGGCCACTTGGAACGTGGCTGGTATGCCGTCATTACGCATTGCTAGCCCCCTAGATATAACCGTTGTTCGTCCAGTCGACGCTTGACCAGTCCCGGAAGTACACGACCGCCGCCCTTGGTCCACTTCATAAATTCTTCGGCTGCGCCTTCGAAGTCGCCGCGATTGTTCTTCATGCGAAGACTAGATCGCTGCAAATTGCCAAGCCCGACGTTAAACGCAAAACTTACCAGTGCGTCAAACCGGCCTTGATTACCAACAGCATTAGGGCAATATCGGGCCACGCCACGCTCAAATCGCGCAAGGTCCGAAGCAAGTAAAGCGTTAATTTCGTCATTGGTCCAGATTCGATCATGTTCGGATTTCAACGCAAACTGTAGTCGTTCGGATACAGGCAACTTTGCCTGTTCCGGGTACAGCACATGGCCGACGCCCACGGTAAAAAGTTTGGCCGGGCATAGGTAAACGCGATTTCTTACCCCTTCGTGATGGCGAATCATCGCCATAGCCCGGTCGCTTGTCTTCATTTCTTATTGAAACTTTGCGAACCAAACCAGAATGCCACGATGGACGACAGAATAATCATTTCGTCTTCGCCAAATACGTTTTGCATGGCGTCAACAAACGGAATACCCGTCGTGTATGCGTACCACACGCCAGCGACGTTTAGCGCGACCAGTTCCAAAACGAATATGTATGTGACGACAGGTCGAACGCTAGCGCGAAGGTTAATGATCCACTGCGACGCACCCTTGCCGATTTCCATATCGTGCTGGTACAGCGCGACTCGTTCTTCGGCGGCAGTCTGCATAGCAATTTGCTCGGTCTTAATTTCCTCAACCTGTGCTTGTGCTGCAAAACCGCGCGCGGCTAGTTCTAGTTCGCGTTCCTTCTGAAGTGCCAGGATTGCTAGTTCGTGTTTCTTATCTTGTTTGTCCTGCACGAATTGCAGGATTTTCGGTAGACCGCCAGCGAGAAATGATAGGAAGGTTGATAGCATTGTCATCATGTTATTTGTCTCGCTTGTTAATCAAATCGAACAGCGTTTTTATCTTGTCTTCCAGTACCGCAACCCGTAAGTCGAGTTTGGATAGAACGATAATTAACGTAATCAGTGCGAGAATAACCGGCCACGCTCGCGTGAAAATTTCGAACAGTTCCATGGTTACCCCCGTTTCGTTTATCGTCGTTCTAGTACCCTATCTAACTTGGTTTCGATGCTTTTTAGTCTTTCGGTTTGACTCGCCATCTGCGCCTCAATAACGGCAATGCGTCGGTCGGCTTCTGGCTGAATCTTGACGGCTTCGACGGCTTCCAAACGCTTCGATATACCTTCCAGACGTTCGGTCATTTGCCCCATGGCATAAACCAAACCGAAAACCAGTGCTACGTCGAGGACCAACGATCCCGGCGGAACCTTGAAACGTGATATATCCATGCGCTAGCCCTCAATCTCAATAACAAACGTCTTTTTTAGATACGGCCACGGGTCAATTTGAAACACGTAACCACCCGGACCCGGCAACGAAATACTAAAAGTCTCGCTAGATTGAAAGACTCGGTATTCGGTCGGATACGTGACATTGATAATCGCGCCATCCGGCAACCCGGTCAGCGTGACCGTGTTTCCGTCTACGGTATGCGTGATATTGCATACTGATTTGTCGACAAATTCGTTACCGTTCCAATATGAATTTGCTTGGTTTGCATCCGGGCATTCGATGAATACCGCGTCGTCCGGCTTCGGACGCAACGGCAATAACGCCGGTTCAGTTATGAACGTCCCCAAAATCCGCCCATTGGGTGCAACCGTGGCGTATCTCATCGCTTAAATTCCGTGGCTACTGTGATGATGTCTTCGTAAATATAGGTCGTGCTACCGCCTAGGGTCGGCTCGACTTTTATGTAATACGTGTTAGTTGCCGCCGATGGCGAATCCAGCCATTGCAACGGCACACGGTAAGTACCGGCAGATGCAAGACTGGTAATCGGAATGTCGACCAGCAAAGTCGATCCGCGATATATCTTGTAGATATTTATTAGCGAACCGGTAGCCAACGTAAACTTAAAGGTTAGGTCACAACGTACCAGCACTTTTGAACCGGTAACGGTTGTGATGCTTACGGTCGACAGCGTGTTATCGACGCCGCTGTTAGCCGATGTCAACGTAACATCTGCCGGACTATCGGACGCGCTGGCCGTAATGGCATTGCTCGCCACGCTATCCGTGACGATGATTCCGCCATTAACAGTCAAGTCGGAACCGTCCCAACGGATATTTTTTCCGCTCGGGTTGCCGAATGAAAATCGCGGCGTTCCGCTATCGTTGCCGATATAGAAACCGGTTCCGGTGTTGTATGCCGTTTGACCGGATCGAATGAATCCGCCAGACGGCAACACAATAGTACCGGCGGTAATGCTGCCCATATCCGCACTAATCGCGGACAGGTTAGTAACGCTGATTTTTGCCGCTGTAACAGCACCCGCGCTAATCTTGTCTGCGGTGATCGCGTTTGCGGCAACCTTGGCGGCGATAACTGCGCCGTCTTCGATCAGTACCGAATTCGACGCGCGAATCATTCGCACATCATCGACGTAGCAAGTGCCGCCGGTAATGTCGGAAACGACTTCTACTTTAACCGTATAGACGTTGGCTGGCACAGTGAACGTGCCGCTTGACTTCGTGTAACTGGTATTTCCTGTACCAACCGCGTTACCGGCCTGATTGCTAATTTCGACGCCGGACGCATTTAGTCCAGTCAAGCGAACGTATGATCCTAGACCGCTTGCGCCGCTATATTTAATCCATGCTTCAACGTAGAAAACTTCGCCCGGATTCGTAGCAACCAGTTTTGTATTACGCATCGCGGCTGGCGACGTAAACGTGGAAACGGCATACCAGAAACCAGTGCGCGCAATCGAAGCGTTATAACTAATTGTCCAGTCGCCTTCCAGCGTCCAGCCTGTGACGCCATCTTCAAAACTTGGATTGTTTGCCTGTATGCTAAAGTCGCCAATGGCAATTTTGCTGGCTGTGACGGCGTTTGCTGCTAGTTCCGAAGTGCTGATTGCACCAGCCGCAATTTGTCCGGCTGTAATACTATCGGCAACAATTTTCGAAGCGTCCAAAGTTCCCGCTGATATGCGGTCGCCGTTGATACTGTTTGCGGTCATCTTTGCCGTGGTGATAGCACCATCGGTTATTTGCGTTCCTGTGATTTGACCGCTTAAATCTGTGGTCGCAACAGACG